GAGAAAAATTGCCATACCTCACATGCGAAGCATACGGTAGATGTTAAATCCGTCTGATTTCTTCGCATTGAACGCAATCGGCTTTACAAAAGTATTACTTTCGGCTATGTAAATGTCGCTACGGCGTTTCTTTGCCAGCGCTGCCAGCTCTTCCGGCTCTGCCAGTACCATTTTATAAAAACCGTCATACACAAGCGACGCTTGGTCTAATTTTGGCGCTAAACAGTATATTTCCTGCCCGTACTCTGGTTCTAAAAATGCCATGTATGCAATAATCGCAGATGCAAATAAACTTTTTCCGTTTTTTCTGCCAATAACAATAAAAATTTCACGAAAAACACGTATTTTTTCTGCGTCCTGTATACCAAAAATGACAGAAACAATGGCTTTTTGCCATAGTTCCAGTTTTAATAAATCGTTGCGTCCCTTGCTGTGGTGGCAGAAATTTTCTATAAACTTGATTGCCTTGTTTGCGTCCTTTGCGTTAAAGAAATATTCCTGCTTTTCCAGCCCGTCCACAATGATTTTATAAATTGCCTTTATCCACTTGCCCGCTACAATCTCGCCGCTGGTTATCTTAGCGTGATACTCGTAGATATAATTTTTATACGGCAGCACTCCCGGCTATTCGTCCCGCAGGGCTGCCAGCCTGCTTGCCTTTCGCTTTGCAGCCGGGACTAATTCCGTAAGCTGCTTAATGACTGCTGCATAATTCTTGCTTAAGGCTATGTAAGTTTCAGCCTCCGGGCTTTTCTTTGTCCCCCACTGGTTCTGCCCGTTCTGGTATTCGCTCGTCCAGCCGTCCTGCTCAATGGTTGCCTGCAAATCGTCAAGCTCCACGCTCATAAATGCAGCCTTTTCTATCAGCGGCGTTACTAATTTTCTTTTATTTTCGTCTAAGTCTTTGAATATCCCTTTAAGTCTGGTTTTCTCGGACTTAATGCGCTGTTCTTTGGTCTTTTCTTTCTTTGCTACCATTCCTTTTTACCCCGCTTTCTGCTGCGCCCGGCTGCTGCCCGGTACTGCCACACCACACCCCCCTACACCACGCATACGCACGCCCGGAGGGTAATTTTAGGGTATCCCCCTCGGTATTTTCCCCCTTTATTTTTTGTTTGAGATAGGGGGGAGTATGTTCCCGTTCTCGTCAAATCTATACCGCATCTTCTTTATTTTTTTGTGATGCTCTTTATTGTGACAATCTTGGCATAACGCCTCTAAGTTATCCCAGCATAACGATATAGACACATCATTTATATTTTCTTTTGTTAGCCATATCTTATGGTGCGCTATCTTTGCTGGTTCTCCGCACCGCTCGCATATATAATCTTTTGATTGTAGAAAACTTTCCCTTGTGTCTTTCCAATCATCAGAATTGTAAAACCATTCAGCCCATGTTTTCATACTATCTCCACTCTTTTCTTGAAATTCCCAGCGCCCTAAGTTTCATGCGCTGGGTGGAGGCTAAAAGAATGAAAACAAAAAGAGTAGGCAACTGCTGCCGTGTCTGCTGGCTAAGCTATTGCCTACTCTTTTCATGCTATCATTATACCGCTTTGGAAATACCATGTAAACACCACGTTTTTACCACGGTTGCCCCATGCCTTTACTTTATCTTGTCCTCGTCAATCCCCCACAGCAATACTGATAACTCATTGATAATAGCCGTTACCCAGCGCCTCGGTGTGTTCTTCCCTGTTTCCAGTTCCTCTGCTATCTGTGCATAGTCCATGCCCTGCATAAAATACATTTCAAACGCTTTATACTCTACCTCTCTGCCAGCAGCTTTACGCCTGCGCTCCATTTCCTCTACTGCCTTGTCTATGTGCGCTGTCATAATCATAGTTTTAAAGCGGCTGCGCCTTACGCTCTCTAAGTATGTCCGCTGCTGCTCGTCCGTCATTCCTGCAAGGGCTAACTGTGTCCCGTCGCTTATGGCGTTTTCTACATGAAAAGCAGCGTCCCGGTAACATTTCAGCAGCATAAAAGTATTGTGGTACTTGTCCCTCTTTTTGTCCTTTTCTTCCTGCCGCTTATATTCTGCTACTGCTGCCTTTGCCGCTTTCTGTATCAGCTGTTCAAACTCTGCCGTAGGAAATGCTACCCAGCTTTCGCCTGCTGCCTCTCCCTCTGCCGCTGCTGCCATTCCTGCTGCCGCCGCTGCTACTCCGTCGCACATTTCCTGCGTTGTCATACCAGCGCCTTTACTTTCCGTTTCTTTTCCCTGCATCTTCCTTACCCTGCCTTTCATTGATTTTCTTAAGCTGCCCGTAAATGTCTACCAGCAGCAGAATTGCAATAATCAGTAAAATATTAGTCATTCCCGCCCGCTCCTTTCCCTGCATGGTGGAAACGGGCAATATTTGCAGTCTGGGCTTTTACAGCCCTTTGGTGCGCCATGTTCCCAGTAATAGCTGCTCTTGTCCTTTTTGCTCCAAAATACTGCCCTTGTCTCAATTCCAGCCCTTTGCAATTTTTCCTGTATTTCTCTAAGGTTGTCCCGGTAAAATTTGGCTCTTCCGTTTGTTGGCGGCTTTGTGTAATCTAATGGCTCTGCTTTCGTGTCTAACAATTCTCTTAAAATTTCTGCCGTAGTTGCTCCGTATTGTCTAAACTTTCCCGTAAGTATAAAAGCCTTTTGCCAGATAAAAAGTTTAAAACCTAATGCTGCCTCAATTCTCTTAAAAAATTCCTCTTCCGGGTAAATCGGTCTGTAAATCCAGTTCTCTAAATCTTTATTCATTTTTCAAACGCCCCGCTTTCGTATGCAGTAATGACCGCTACCCGCAGGCTGTCCACTGCATCATTCCTGCGTTGTATTCTCTCCGGGCTTACAGCCCTTGTGTGTTCCAGTTGGTCTGTTCGCAAAATTTCTGCTATTTTTTCGGCAGCGGTGCTGCTGTATGTAATTGCCCTTAATTCGTCGTCGCCGCCTAAAGCGTTCTTTTCATACACTGCGTAGCTGTCCGCTCCGTATTTCCGCACTTCCCAGCTAAACACGCTGCCCCGTATCTCCAATGGCTGCAATCTATCCGCAGCAGTTCTAAAGGCTGTGCCTGCTCCGTCGCAGGCGCTGCCAAATACCCGCATAACATTTGCAAGCCCGTTTACAATGCTTTCGGCTGCCCTGTTCAGCGCTGCGCCTAAATCAGCATTAGCAAGGACGTTTACCGCCCTTGCTGCCTGTCTGCGCCTCTTGCGCTTATCTATGCTTGCTGGTGGATTTACACCATAGCGCTTTTTATAATTCTTTTTCCACTGCCTGTATCTCATGCGCTCGCCTCTCTTTCTGGCTTATTCATAAACTGGTAATCGTCAATGCTCATTTGTCCCGGCAGTTGCCCCCCCGGGTCCGTTTCGGACACTTCGCCGCTATGTCCTGTTACATCAATGCCCAGAATACAATACCCCTCTTGCAAGCCCGTGTACTCTTCCAGCATATAAATAATATCTGCGTCTATCGTCCTGCCTGTGTGTTTCCCGTCCTTAAATTCCAGCATTTTAAGGCTGTCGCCCTCTTTATACCCCCTGTCATTCTTCCGCAGCTCAAAGCGCTTTTTCCCGCTGGCTACGTCGTCATAGTAAGAGGCTGCTATTTTTACCTCGTGCCGCTTATGCTCTGTCCCTCTTTCGCTCGGCAGCTTATCCATTTTTTCTGCGTCTGCCCGCTCCTGCAATTTCCGCTTTGTTTCCCGGTCTATTTTGTCCTGCTCTTCGTTATAGCGCTGCTCATCCGTTTTCTCTGCCTCTGCCTTGTTTACGTACTGGTCGCACTTCTCGCAAGTCCCGGTTTTTACGTTGCACTCTTTATATTTCTGGCAGGAATAGCACAAAGACGTTATGCTTTCCGGGTGTGGCGTTTCGTAGTCGTCCCCGGCTTTCTTCTCCGCTACCTTTGCCGCTATCTCCTTTGCCCTTACACTTTCGCCCGCTGCCGCTGCTGCCGCAATTTCCCGTTGCTCTTCCTCTGGCAGCTTTGCCGCCTCGTAAGCAGCAGTTATGCCAATATTCCCATTTTTCAACGCCTCTTTCACTTCCGGCGTAGCGTTGTTGTTAATAGCGTCCATGCGGGCTACGTTGGTGCTGCTCTCATTCAGCAAATCCGCTATAATATCCCGCAGCTTTCCCGTAATCTCTAAACCGTCCTCTTTTTTCGCCCGTAAAAGCGCCTCTTTCAGCTTTTGCGCCTGCTGGGTTTTCTCCCACGCTGTAAGCTCTCTGTTGTAGGCGTTGCCGATAAGTAAAGACAGCTCAAACATTGCGGCGCTCATATCTTTATACAGATAACGCACTTTGTTGTATTCCTCATGCCCCCGCTCAATGTTCATAATATTTGCAAGGTTGCGGCGGTGTCCGCTCACTATCCTAAATTCCCCATTTACCCTGCCTAAAACTGTCGGCTGCTGCTGCCCTACTGCTAAAAAGCTGTCTGCCAGCTCTTCTATGTTCTCCTGTGAGTAGAAATTACTTTCAGACGGCTTTACCTCATACGGGCTTAACCAGATTTCCGTATACTCGCTTACTGTGCCTGCTCCTGCTGCCCTGCTCTTTGCGTTCAGAATATCATTAAAACCAAACTTTCCCATTTTCTCTACCTCGCTTTCCCGGTGTATGCTGTTACAAATTTCTTGTAGCTCTGTGCAGCTCCGCAGCACGGGCTATATTCATAAATAGGCTTTCGCATAAAAGAATTTTCCGCAACTTTCTTGGAATACTTGATAACTCCCAGAATGTTGTAATTGCCCTGCTGCCCCAGCCATTCCATGCCCGCCGCCTCGCCGTCCGTATTCTGGTAAACCGTAACCAGCACACCCAGCAGATGCAGCCGCTCATTAAATGCCTTTGCCTCTTCTATCTGCTCTGCTACAATATCCAGCCCCTCTAAAGCGTCCTCGTCAATCTTCACAGGTACTATAACCTCGTCCGTGATTGCCAGTGCATTTACCACGTTAAGCCCTATGTCCGGCGGGTTATCAATGATGCAGTAATCATAATACCCGTTTACTCCTGCTGTGTGCTTTGCCAGCCTTTCATATCTCCCTATCTGGTTCTCGTTTTCCTCTTTCGTCAAATTCCATGTAGCCCCAAAAAGTGACATATTCGCCGTTACAATGTCGATACCCTCATAATCTGTGTGCTGTATCACTTCCCCGGCATCTTTCCAGCCGCCGCTAAGCAGCTTTGCTATCGGCGCTACGTTCTCTGCATCATATCTGCCGTATGCCTTGCTTAAGTTTCCCTGCTTGTCATTATCCAGCAGCAGTACTTTGTAGCCCCTGCGGTGCAGCTCATACGCCATATTTACCGCCGTAAATGTCTTTGCTACTCCGCCCTTTAAATTCAAAATGCTTACTGTTTTCATTCTCTGCCTCTCTTTCCTGCGCTGCCTCTAGCGCATTGTAATTGTTTCCTGCTCTTTTGCCAGTTCCTCTGTATGTAATAAATACCGCTCTATCAATTCAGCTGCCAGCCGCCAGCTGTAGCAGACTGCGGTATAATAGCCCTGCTCCCGCAGGAATTTTAACCAGCGTTTCTGCTTTGCCGTCGTGGTGTTGCTCCCAGCCTTAAGCTCAATGTAAAGCCCGTGGTACTC